GTTTGTATTTAAAGGATCTGGAGCAGATGATATAGAATTTGAAAATTTCTTTTTTAGTAACGGAACAAGTATTATGGACACACAAACATTTGCCCAGTTTGTATTTTAAATAGGAAGAATAGAGTATGGTAGCGAAGATACCCATAAGAACAGTATATACAGGAGCTGCTGCTACAGGTCTTGCTGAATTTCAATCAGGTGAATTTATTGATTATCCAGTTGGTGGTACAGGGCAGACAACATTAGGTACAGCTAATCAGATTCTTGCAACTAATGCTGGAGCAACAGCCATCGTGTGGGCAGATCCTACTACAGGTGATGTTACAGGAGTAACAGCTGGTAATGGTTTATCTGGTGGCGGAACTTCAGGTACAGTAACCGTATCAATTGATACCACAATAACAGCTGATTTAACAACAGCTCAGACATTTACTAACAAGACATTAACATCTCCAACGATTAGTGGAGGTACTGTTTCTGTAACCCAGGTAGATATTACTGCACAAGGTGATTTAAGGTTACAAGATACAACTGGTGGTCAATATGTTGCACTACAAGCTCCTGGAACTGTGTCAACATCATGGACAGCTACACTCCCAGGTGCGGTAGGTACAAGTGGACAAGCATTAAGAACATCAGATGGTAGTGGAACATTAGAATGGTTTACACCAGAAACAGGTGATATTACTGGAGTTACTGCTGGTACAGGATTATCAGGTGGTGGAACTTCAGGAGTAGTAACATTAGATGTTGATGCTGCTCAAACACAAATAACATCTCTGGGAACTATTGGAACTGGTACATGGCAAGGTACAGCTGTTGCTAATGCTTATGTGGCTGACGATTTAACCATCAGTGGTGGTACAGTAAATAATTCAGTTATAGGTGGATCAACAGCTGCAGCAGGAACATTTACACAAGTAGACGTTGAGGCAACTGGTGACTTACGATTACAAGATACAACTGGCGGTGAATACGTTGCATTACAAGCACCCGGGACTGTAACATCTTATACGGTAACGATGCCTGGTGCAGTAGGCTCTAGTGGTCAAGCTTTAAGAACTTCTAATGGTAGTGGTACTTTAGAATGGTTTACTCCAGAAGTAGGAGATATTACTGGAGTAACAGCAGGAGATGGTTTAACGGGTGGTGGTACTTCAGGCACAGTAACATTAGATGTTGCAGGTACAACAGATAGAATTTCAGTAAGTGCAAATGCAATAGATATAGCTTCTGCTTATGTAGGACAAAATACTATTACTACATTAGGAACTATTGGTACTGGTACGTGGCAAGGTACAGTAGTTGCTGATGCTTATGTAGCTAATGATTTGACGATTGCAAGTGGCACAGTAAATAATACAGTAATCGGTGGAGCTCAACCTGCGGCAGGTTCATTTACACAAATAGATGTTGTTACACAAGGTGACCTACGTTTACAAGATACTACTGGTGGACAATACGTTGCACTTCAAGCTCCTGGTACTGTATCTACTTCATGGACTGCAACCTTTCCTGGAGCCGTTGGTTCTGCTGGGCAGGCATTAAGAACATCAAATGCTAGTGGAACTCTAGAATGGTTTACTCCAGAAGTAGGAGATATCACAGGAGTAACAGCAGGAGATGGTCTTACTGGTGGTGGTACTTCAGGTACAGTAACATTAGATGTTGTTGGTGGTACAGGTATTGATGTAAATGCAAATGATATAGCTATTGATTCTACTGTAACAACACTAGTAGGATCACAAACTTTAACAAACAAAACTTTAACTAGTCCAGTTCTAAATGGTTCTCTTTCTGGCACAGCATTTCTTGATGAAGATAATATGTCATCTGATAGTGCTGTTGCAATTGCATCACAACAATCTATTAAAGCGTATGTAGATGCAGTATCTTCTGGTTTGGATCTTAAAGAATCTTCTCATGCTGCAACAACAGCAAATTTATCGAGTGCTTATAATAATGGTTCATCGGGAGTTGGAGCTACACTAACCAATAACAGTACACAAGCAGCACTAACGGTAGATGGACAATTAATGGTTGCGGCTGAACGTCTATTAGTTAAAGATCAAACAGCAGGATTACAGAATGGTATCTATACAGTAACAACTGTAGGTGATGGTTCTACTAATTGGGTACTTACAAGAGCAACAGATTTTGATGGTAGTCCAAGTAATGAAGTTGACTCGGGAGCATTTACTTTTGTAGAGACAGGCACAGTTAATGCTGATAGTGGTTGGGTTGTAACTACAGATGGTACTATTACTATCGGTACTACTGCAATTTCGTTTTCTCAGTTCTCTGGCGCTGGTCAAATAACTGCTGGCGCAGGTATGACCAAAAGTGGTAATACTTTAAATGTTATAGGTACGGCAAATAAGATTACAGTTTCAGCTAATGCAGTAACGATTGCTACGACATATGTAGGACAAAATACTATTACTACATTGGGAACTATTACTACTGGTACCTGGAATGGAACTGCAATAGCAAATGCTAATTTAGCAAATTCTACCATGGCTGTAGGTGGAGTTACATTGACATTAGGAGGAACTGATGCCACACCTGCATTTAATCTATCAGATGGTACAGCATATCCTGGCGACACTAGTTTAGTAACAGTAGGAACGATTGGTACTGGTACATGGCAAGGTACTGCAATAGCTGATGGTTATTTAGGTACATCTATTAATGCTAATAAATTAGCAGACGGATCAGTATCTAATGCAGAATTGCAATATATAAATTCTTTGAGTAGTAATGCACAAACACAATTAGATACAAAAGCAACAAAAGGTTTCTCTATAGCGATGGGAGTGGCCTTAGGATAAATATTACAAATGGCAGAACCAACAACAAAAACAGAATTTAAAGCCTGGTGTAAAAGAAAGCTAGGGTACCCAGTAATAGATATCAATGTAGACGATGATCAAGTAGATGATCGTGTAGATGAGGCTATTCAATATTGGAATACTTTTATGCAGAATGGTCAGCAACGTGTATACCTTAAACATAAATTGACCACTGAGGATGTAAATAGATCATCAACTAATACTGTGGAAACAGCAACGGCTAGAGGTACAGGAGCATCTGAAGTTTCAACCTCAACTCTTCCTATTGGTGCAGCAGCTACGGCCACTAGTGTTACTTTAGCTGATGCTACTAATTTTCCTGCCACTGGATCTATTACTATTGCTGCAGATGCGACACCAAATGCTGCAGAAACAGTGGCGTATACACTTAAGACAGGAAATGTTTTAACCACCGCAGCTCTAGCAAATAATCATGCAATAGGAGCAGTTGTAACTCTTAATGTAACAGCAGAGTGGGGTATAGGTCAAGATTACATTCCGATGCCTGATGGTATACTTTCAGTATTGAGAATATTACCGTTTACAGATAGAGGCAATCTGAATATGTTTGATATTCGATATCAATTGAGATTGAATGATCTTTATGACTTTTCAGATATTTCTGTTATACATTATCAAATGACAATGTGGCAACTTGATCTATTAGATATGATATTGGTTGGAGAGAAACCTATTGACTATAATCAGATAGGTAATAGATTGTATATTAATATGGCATGGGGAGATGATTTAGATGTAGGTGAATATATTATTATAGAATGTTATAGGAAATTAAATGCTGAAGAATATACGCAAGCCTATAATGATTTTTGGTTGAAACGATATGCTACAGCTCTCATAAAAAGACAGTGGGGAGAGAACCTTATTAAATTTACAGGCGTTACAATGCTAGGTGGGGTGAGTATGAATGGTGAGACCATTTATAACGAAGCTATCAGAGAGATAGGTGAACTTGAAACAGAAGGAAGGTTGACTTGGGAAGAGCCTTTACTCTTTGATATTGGATAATTAAATGACAACGAATGTACACTTTTCTAAAGGTACTGTAAGCGAACAATACCTGTATGAAGATTTAGTTATAGAGGCTATAGGGATTTATGGCCATGATGTGTATTATTTACCTAGAGAATTAGTTAATGAAGATGAATTATTTGGTGAAGATCCACTTTCTAAATTTGATGAAGCTTATGGTATTGAAATGTGGATGGAAACTCAAGAAGGATATGAGGGAGCTAAAGAACTTGTAACTCGCTTTGGTTTAGATATTCAAAATGATACTAGTTTTGCAGTTTCAAGAAGGCGCTGGGATGATGTAGTTAGTAGGTCTACCAATCTTATTACATCATTACGACCAAACGAAGGAGACTTGATTTATTTTCCAACTGTTAAAAAAATCTGGGAGATAAGTTTTGTAGACCATGATGATCCTTTTTATCAAGTAAACAATCTACCAGTATATAAATTATACTGTAGACAGTGGGAGTACTCTAGCGAACGACTCGATACAGGCATTGATGTGATTGATGCTATTGAGGCTAAATACTCCGTTGACCTGTTAGAATGGACTTTTTCTGGAGAAATTCCAGTTGGTTCTTTTATCAATGAAAAGGTTGCTTTTGAGTGGGGAACATTTTATGAATTTGGAGCTGGAGATATTATACTGGAAGATGGATCTTATATATTGATGCAAAATGAAGATGGCTTCAAAGATATTATACTGGAAGATTCCAATGCTTACTATACTTGGTTCCTTATTCAAGAAGAATATAACTTGGAGACACAATCGCCTCAAGCAGATAATGAATTTTTAGACACACAAGCAGCGACTATACTGGATTTCACTGAGGTAAATCCATTTGGTGAACCATCAGACGATGCATAGGAGATAATATACGATGTTAGGACAAACTTTTTATAACGAATCATTGAGAAAAACTGTAATAGCTTTTGGTTCTTTGTTTAATGATATCTACATTTCTAGGAAAGATTCAACTGGAGCAGATGTACAAACCCTAAAGGTGCCGTTAGCTTATGGACCAAAGCAAAAATTTATTATACGATTAGAAGCTGATCCTGGATTAGATCGAGCGATAGCAATCACATTACCGAGATTAGGTTTTGAAATTTCTGGTCTAGAGTATGATCCGTCTAGAAAATTGAATCGTATTATTAAACGGCGTAAGGTTTCAACTACTGAAGATAAGAAATTGCAACAAATGCAGTCACAATATACTCCAGTACCATACAATTTGAATTTTGAATTGTTTTGTATGGCAAAAAATAGTGATGATGGAATTCAAATAGTAGAACAGATTGTTCCTTTCTTTCAACCTGAATATACAATATCGCTTAAAGAAGTTCCTGAAATGGATGTGGTCCGAGATGTACCTATGGTGTTGAATAGTACAACTTATGAAGATAATTATGCTGGAGATTTTACTGAACGTAGAGCTATAATCTATACGTTTAATTTCACAGCTAAGGCTTATGTTTATGGACCTGTTTCTACAGCCAAGCCAATTACAAAGGCTGAAGTTAAGACATATAGCGACTTGCAAGATCAGGCACCAACAAGAGTACAGAAGATAGTTACTACAGTAACCTCTGGACCGGATGCAGATGATAACTTTGGTTTTAATGAAACAGTCAGTGAGTGGACATGAGTACTTTTGATACAAAAATTAATGATGCATTAGGAATAACTGAAAATATTAAACAAGAAATTTTAGATCCTAAACCTCTTGTACCTCGTCCTGTGGGAGACTATGAGGATGCTGATGCAGACTACAAGTATAGTCGTGAAAACTTCTACAACCTCGTAGAGAGAGGCCAAGACGCTGTTACAGGCATACTTGAATTAGCTAAAGAGAGTGAACATCCTAGAACGTATGAAGTTGCAGGTCAGTTGATTAAGACTGTTGCGGAAGTTGCAGAAAAGTTAGCGGACCTTCAAGAGAAGATGAAAAAACTTAAAGAAGTTCCAGACCATGCACCTAAAAATGTTACTAATGCATTATTTGTTGGTTCAACCAAAGAGTTGCAGGCTCTCTTGAATGACAAAAAAACACACACTCAAATCGAAAATCAAACACAAGAATAGTTTTTATATAGATGTAAATGACTTGGCTATTATTCCAACAAGAGAAACGAATAAAGATATTCTTTTAACTTTAGAGATGATAAATCCTATAGAAGTTGAGCCTATAGAAGGTTCAAGACGAGCGGGTGTTGGTGGTGCACAGTATCGAGGTGGGTGTGAAGGAAAAAAATATACGGTGCATAAAGGAAATTCAAGAGTAAAGGCTGCAATACAATTGGGGTTTACTCATATAGAAGGTATATATAGAAATGGCTGATTTTATACATTATAAAGGCAATCCAAATCTCAAAGCAGCAGCGGTGCGCCATTCTTATACTGAAGATCAAATTAAAGAATTTGTCAAATGCTCCAAAGATCCTGCATATTTTATAGAGAAGTATGTCCAGATTGTGAGTATTGATGAAGGCTTGATTCCTTTTAAGCTTTATGATTTTCAGGAAACAATGATTGATACTTTCCATCAAGAAAGATTTTCAATCTGCAAACTTCCAAGACAGTCTGGCAAATCAACAACGATTATATCTTATCTGATTTATTATGTAATCTTTAATGAAACAGTAAACGTAGCTATCCTAGCCAACAAGGCAGCTACCGCAAGAGATTTGTTAGGAAGATTTCAGCTTGCATACGAACACTTACCGGGTTGGCTACAACAAGGAGTTATGAATTGGAACAAAGGTTCATTGGAGTTAGAAAATGGTTCTAAAATTTTGGCGGCTAGTACGTCCGCATCTGCGGTTCGTGGTGGTTCATATAATATTATTTTTCTTGATGAGTTTGCTTTTGTTCCCTCCAATATAGCTGAACAATTTTTTAGTTCAGTCTATCCTACGATTACTGCTGGGCAAACATCTAAAGTTATTATTGTTTCTACACCACACGGTATGAATATGTTTTATAAGATGTGGACAGATGCAGTAAACAAAAGAAGTGAGTTTATTCCATTAGAAGTTCACTGGCGAGAAGTTCCAGGTCGAGATGATGATTGGAAAGAACAGACAATTAAGAACACAAGTGAACAACAATTTCTCCAAGAATTTGAGTGTTCCTTTTTAGGATCGGTAGACACTCTGATATCACCTACAAAGATACAAGTAATACCAACAAGAGATCCTACAGAATCTAGTGGTGGGCTAGACGTATACGAACAACCACAAAAAGATGCAATGTATTGCATCAGTGTTGATGTCGCTAGAGGTGGCTCTAGAGATTATTCAGCATTTACAGTAATAGATATAACCACAATACCATATAGATTAGTTGCTAAGTATAGAAACAATGAAATCAAACCCCTTATCTTTCCTGAAATGATTTACAATGTAGCTAAAGCTTATAATGACTCTTATCTGTTAGTAGAAATAAATGACATTGGAGGTCAAGTGGCTGATGCACTTCACCATGATTTGCAGTATGATAATATGATTATGTGTCAGACACGTGGACGATTAGGTCAGGTGGTGACTGGTGGTTTTGGAGATGGAACATCCGACTTAGGCCTACGAACCACAAAGGCTGTGAAAAAAGTTGGGTGTTCTAATTTAAAAACTCTTATAGAAGCTGATAAATTATTGATTCCAGATTTTGATATTGTGGTAGAGATGTCAACTTTTATCCAAAAAGGACATTCATTTGAAGCTGAAGAAGGATCTTCAGATGATTTGATGATGTGTCTTGTATTTTTTGCATGGTTGACAAACCAACAGTACTTCAAAGAAATGACTGATGATGATATTCGACACCGTTTATTTGAGAGTCAACAGAAAGTTATAGAACAAGATATGGCTCCCTTTGGATTCATAGATGATGGTATCCGATATACGGATGATGCTCCATTTGTTGATGTAGATGGAGACTTTTGGAATCCAGTTACAGAATATCCTGATTTCTTTGAACAAGATCGCCGAGGTTAAAAATCAGGAAAAACAGATAAATCTTCCTTCTGGTCAGCTGCACAATTCCAGCACATTACTAAACTTTCTAGAATGAGTTGTTCTATTTCTTTTCTACTAGAATGTTTGAGACCATAACGCAGGTTTAGGTGTCGTATTCTTTTTTGGTGGGGATAATATAATAGACGATGTGGCTGTTGTTCTCCACATCGGCAAGGTGTTTTTGCTAATCTATTAGTTAACCAACGTCTACGTTTATCTTTACCATCTATATTCATTGACTGCCTCTTAATTCTTTTTCTTTTTCGTTTACC